AGCGTTCGAACGCATTTTTCCGGTAATTTGTGAAGGCTTATATCTATATTCTGCAAACCTTTCCTGATAACCGAAAGTTTGCGTGTCTGCTGACGTGCCTTGGGTATATATTTCCTGATTTAAAACCGCCTGTTCGCCTAAATGGGCGAGGGACGGCCAATAGAAATCCCACCGGTCACGTCTAGACCACATACGGTTCATGCCCTGTTGATAAGTAAGATCTGCGAATACACAGGCCATTCCGATTAATACACCATGTTCCACGAATGATTTTGAGAAACCACCTCTTGAACTTAGTGTACCAAGTGCTGAAAGGTTTCCCTGTGGAGATGTGGAATCGGTTGACGATGTCTGCGGTACCGCTTGCATCATCAGTTCTGTTTTGTTTCCGCCCAGGTACTCTGGGCGTTGAAGCCGTGCGTCTGGAGATGTGACTCCAAAGTGTGACTGTAGAATCTCAGTGTACCTGGTGCCGCCGCGGGCGTCTTTTTCATACAGTCTTTGAATTTGAAACGCTTCGCGTAGTTCATTAATTGTTGCAGCTGTTGCGTCCGACAAATCGGCGTACATTACGTCGCCGCCTCCATACGAGTTTAACGCTATTGGACCACCAGCACTTACCGAAAATAAGTTTCTATCAGCTGAAGCAGCTGTACTATAAATCGCCAATGGGTCAGATGTTGGATATGGATCAGCTGCAGTGGCAATAGGAGCTGAAGTGCCTAATGGCAAACTTACAGCGTCTCCTTTTTGTGGCCATGGTAATGCTGATGTGAAGTAATCATGGCGTTTGCCACGCTTTTGAATTGTATAGTCTGTTAATGTATCTGGGCCGTCGCCTTTACTTACTACTATAGAATCCTGTAGGTTTTCATCACGGAACCATTCGTTCCAGATGAGGTTATAGGCTCGGCCATGCAAATTATTGAAATCTATTCCTGCAATTTGCGTGGGAAGACCCATATAATCGAAGAGGGACCCTTCCGCTACTGTTGCGCCTGTTATCTGTGGTACTAAAAAGTCTGTGCTATCGCCCGGATCGTCTTGAGCGCCATTAAATTTTTCCCAGTTGTCCCAAATTATTCTATTGGGGACATAGAAGAAAAATGTTTCTACGTACATATTATCCATTACAGGATATATCGGGGTGGCAAGTCTGCCAAACCCCTGTGCATTGAGTTGAAAGGTGTCACCCGGTAACACCTCATCTACATATATAGGGACCAATTCGCCTGAATTGAATGTTGTTTTAAGGCCATGTACACGATTGAAGGTTGAGCGCTGAATATCAGCTTGAGGTACCCTGCTGAACTCGTGTGTTAATGTTGTGGGGAGAGTCCCCATTGGTCCACCTAGCATTTTATTCTCCTAGTGTTTCAATCTCTATAATTTTAGTCGGTTTATCCTGACCGGTTATTTTGCCTTCTGTTTCGTCGAACTCACCCAGTCTATGAAGTGAGAAATCGCTGGGGTGTTTTGCGAAGGCATGATCTTTGTTATTTATTACCAAATCCTGAACAGCCCTAATGGCTGTTCCATCCTTAATTTCCAAAAATGGTTGTGAGTATACTTCTGCTTTCCTGTCATACACTGCGTAATATACTTTCGACATTGTTTCCTCCCGTGAAATATAGTGTCGGGAGATATCCGAGCATAATATACATTATTAGTCAATTATAAATTTCTGACTAATCTTTCTAGTTTTTTAATTTTTATTTCTTCTGACACCCAGAGGTCATCCATAGCTTTATTATATTCTATTATAGTCTCTGGCGCCTGTTCTTTTCGCTTCGCTTTGAGTTCCTGAAAATATTCAGGATCATTTTTTTCCAGTTCCTTATCATAATATCTAGGAACTTTCATTTTTAACCCATCGTGAACGATGTAATCGTGACAATGTGCATCTGTCCAACCGTATTTCCAATACCATTGATTACCAATTCCGTTTTGGGGTTTCTGTTTATTTCCACGCGACATGGTCGCGTATTGATTGTCGAGGTTATATTCTACCTCTCCTGTTTCGGGATTTATATATTGCTCAGGGGAACCCTCCCCTTTCGCCCGTTTCATTACATACCTTGCAACATAATGTGCAGATTCGTATGTACACGCCCCAATTCTGTGGAACCCCTGGGGCCACAGTTGATCCAGTTCGGGTGATACATATAGTTTATTACCTAATTTTTCTTCCCATAGTGTCTTATCTGGGAAATCGTACCCGAATATTATTGCGTGATAGTGGGGGCGTTTGTTTTGATCACCGTACTCACCGCAATGAAAATATTTTATATCTTTTCCAATTTTTTTGCGGAGCCGTTTCAGAAATAACTGAAACTCGGTGATATCCAGAGACCAAGGGCGAGGTCGAGCCTCTAACGTCTCTGGGTTTATTGTTAGGGTGATGAATGAGTTTTGTTCGTGCATCTGGGCTTCGTGCATACATCTGATAGCCCATTCGCGGCTGTGTTGGAGGCGGCAGCCCCAACATTGACCACATGGAAGATTAAAACCCTTTGCAAATGCAAAGGGTTTATTAAAGACCACTTTGCCATCGCATTTATAGGCGAGGAGTGGGTGATAACATGCCATATTATAGCCTTATTCCACCTCGCATTGGTTTTGCAAAGTTATTTGGCTGTACCGCCATAGCTCTTTTCGTAAAGAGCTTTTTGCTCTTTCCCTTTGGCATCTTCTTTCGATATTTCATCGTTTTCCATCCTTTCGTAAAGTTGTAACCAAACTTCGCCTTTTTCGTTTGGTATAGGGTAGGAGTCCAGCTTCATACTGAACTTGTCTTCGCGTTTAAAGGCCATGCCTACATTGATCCAATTTGTCCGATCTCCGGACTTCTTAGCTTGGACTACCTTATAGTTTACATTCCACACCTTAACCTCCTTTGGTGTCAGTAGGCCCAGTTAACATCAAGCATGTAACTGGGCCTGCGAATCCTTACTCCCCCTCTTCAGAGGGAGCGGGAGGTGCGGATTCGCTTTTTGCCGGTTCCTCCCGAACCGTCTCTGGTGCTTTTGCAAGCCCCATTTCTATCATTTTTTCCTTGTTTTTCGGGTTGGTGACAAATTCAAAAAATAATCCAGCATTATTGTTGAATTGTTCCCGAATGTGACTCGGAATTGTTGCAAAGCTTTCGTTCGCTTCGCGAACCATGTTAAGAGCTTCTGCATATTCATTGATTTCTGAGTAATCGCCATATTGCGCTACTCCTTTGTTTACGTTTGCAATTAGACCAGTACGGTCATATTGCTTTATAATGTTACGCACATCAGCTGCCGCCGCGTGCGATTGTTGTGTTAGGCTATCGCCTGTTGTTTCGAACCCTTTTCGGATTCGATCTCCGTAGGGTGTTTTGAATTTTACTACCTTGCTCATTATCTATATCCTTTCGCCGGCTTGTTCCAAAATTCTTGAGCTGCATCGTATATAAACTTTGCTCTACGTTTATCTGTTTCCCATCCTTTTTTTACAAAGCGTTTTCCTGCTTCATACGCGTCTCTAAGCTTTTGCGGTGTAGCTCTAACTGTATCAACCGCCATGTCTATAGCCATCGACCCGGCTTGATTAACGGGGGTATGTTTTAATTGCATCTGACTTAAATTTAGCTTTTTAAGCATCTTTTGATCATCTTTTAACAATGCTCTTTGAATATTAGCGATAGCTATTTCAGCTTCTGTGTTACTAACTCTTGCTCGCGCCAATACGCCTTCTGCATCCAGCTTTCTTACTTCCGCTGGAATTTTTCTCTTCGTTTCGGTAATAGCTTTTTCCGCTTGCGCTTTAGTTAAACCGGTTTGCGCTCTTGTTTGATCTGTTTGCGCTCCGCTTGTATATTGCGCTTGCGCTTGTGCTTGACGTGCTGATGACGTTGTCCCGTATCCTTGAACAGCATCTGCACCTATATTGCGAGCGACGTAGCTAGCCCCTGCTGGAGTGCTAGCTCCGCCTAGTTTTGCTGATAAAATGGGGTTTATTCCTGCTTTACGCAAATCGTCTACCTGACGTTGGTGTGCGGTATTGCTCATACGCTCTTGAAATTTCATCTGGTTGATGGTCGAGGCTTTAGTCTGCCTATTGGCTAACATACCTCCGGCACCAGCTATTAACATCCCTGTGATTGGATCCATTACAAACACTCCGGTGTTACGAGAAGAAGTGCTTCGCTAACAGCACAAACGACATCAGCCCAAGGACCATAGTTATGGCTAACAAGCCAAGTGACAGCCGTACCAAGAAGGGCAGGCAGAGCATACTTACGAGCAAAGCCAATAATAATGGTCCACTTGAGTCCATACATAATTCACCTAAAAGTGATCTATAAGACCAGGCACTGAGTACACAGGCATTGGTCTAGTTGTTTTGAGATCGAAGTACCAATCCCAGATAAACTCTGGTTCTGTGGTTACTGCTATAACGCGATCTATAGGTGGGTTTTCCTCGATAAATGAAGCATTGAGTACAGGTAAAGCTGTGAAGTCCTGTGCCAGATGCCATACGTCTAAGCTGCCGGTAGCGTTCGAACGCATTTTTCCGGTAATTTGTGAAGGCTTATATCTATATTCTGCAAACCTTTCCTGATAACCGAAAGTTTGCGTGTCTGCTGACGTGCCTTGGGTATATATTTCCTGATTTAA